ACTGTTAGAGGCATTGGTAGCGTTGATGGCAACGCCAGAGGCGCTAGAGGAAGCACTAGAGGCGCTAGAGGCAGCAACACTAGCCGAAGTGTTAGCATTGGTAGCAGAAGTAGCTGCACTGGTAGCACTGGAGGCAGCAGCAGAGGCATATCCTGCTACAGCGTTTACGGTAGAATCATCGGTAGCGTCTGAAGCACCACCTGCACCACGATATAAACTCATTTCTGTTCCTTAGTTTTCTTAACTGGCTTAACTACTTTAATTTCGGTAGGCTCTTGAGAATCAACAAGCTCATACCATTCAGGATTTTCTCTGAAACTTTTAATATCTACTTCACGAGATACTTTTGCAATAGTCTGTGGACGGTTACTTGTCTTCATCTGAAAGCTTACCATATGTATATTCTCCTTTGTTTAGTACTCACTGTGTAAGTAATAAAGAAAAGAGAAGCCCCGAAGGGCCTCCCTTAAAACTACTTACCGATTAGGCAGCAGAAGCGTCAACCACGATAGGCACTGTGGAGTAGTCACGCAGTTCGGCGATGCCGTACAGGGTGTCAGCAGTGAACAGAGTACCGAGGTATTCTTGTTTGTACTGAGTCTGTGCGCGAACGCCCATCTGCTCAACCAACACCATCGAATCACGGTGGAACATCAAAGCAACACGGTCAGTAGCGGTGTTACCAGCAGCGGTATCGCAGTTGGTGGACACAAACACTTTGATGCCGTAGATGTCGCCGAATTCGCCGTTCATCAATGTAGAGCCGTTACCTTTGAAAGCCTGCTCGGTGAAACGGTTGATACCCAACATGCTGTTACGGGCAACAGGAGGAACCACCAAAGAACGACCGTCCATAGGAACGTCTTGGTCATCCAACAACTGAATAGCGGTACGGATACCAGCGTCAGCAATGTTGGCAGCGTTCGAAGAACCGGAAGTGTAAGCAGCACCAGTAGAACCGATGATACCGCCAGTGTAGGCAGAGTTAGCAGCGTTACCGCCACGAGCACCCCGGCCCAACTGGATCAACGAGCTGTCAACTTTCTTGCCCAAAGCAAAACCAGCGTCATCAGTGTAGAAGCTACGCAGGCTCGACAGAGCTTGGGCTTCCACGATGTCTTCGATCAAGCGGCTGTACTCGAAGTGGTTGTTGATAGAAACAATGATTTCGCCTTCGGTAGCGGCAATCAAGTTAACTTGGTTGCCAGCAGTCTTAGCGGAAGCATCGCCACGGGTAGGCGAAGGAATGTGAACGGTGTCACCTTTCTTGCCCTTGAAGCTCATCTTCTTGACCAAGTTGGCCATGACGAGCGATTTCTTGTAAGCCGCAACGATTTCATCAGACCAGATTTCTGGAATGAATGTTGCTGCGGTGGTGGTTGTAACGTGATTAGTACCTAAAGCCATTTGAATACTCCTGTAATTTCAAAAATGAATAAATTATTTAACTCGACCCTGTGCATAAGCAGCCATGATTTCGGGTTGTAGCTGATCATAACGATCTGGGTCAGTCATTTTAAGACGGATTAAATCCGCTCGACGATAAATCTTCTTTGCAACTTCGCCAGAACCACCTGTATCAACACCAGCGGCTTTTAAAGCTTGTGCTTGTTGTTTCTTACCTGCTTCTTGTACGTTGTTGGGGCGAACTTGCTTAAGTTCTTTATACGTGCTCAAAAGTTCATCCGCTGAGCTGAAGTCAAACTCGGCATCTGCTTTAGCGTAAAGGCTCAGACGTACAGGACTCGCTTTCACCCATTCCTGAAAGCCGGTATCATTACTGATAGTACCGAAATCAGGGTGTTTGGCTGCAAGCTGCTGCGCTGTCTTCATCCGTTTAAGCTCAAGGTTAGCCTGTTTAGCTTCCAAGACTGCGGGATTGTTCTCTATTGCTCGTCTAATTGAATCTTGAGGGTTCTCAAAGAAATCAACTTCGGGCGCACTTTCAACAGTTTGTCCCTTATCGGTTTCGAGTTGTCGTTTAAGTAGTTGATCAGCTAATGAGCGTACTTCATGTACTTCCTGTGCTTGCCTACCAATCATCTTTTCAGCTTCTTGGTGCATCTTTACGATGTCTTCAAAGGCTTTACCTTTATATTTATCAGGAACTAAATTCTCTACTACAGCCTCTTGAGTTTGTTCAGGTTCACTCTGAATCTCTTGGGGTTGTTCATCTGTGATCGTATCCAAAGTTGGATCGTACGATTCGTCTGCGATTAAAGCCATACTATTATTCTCCTGTCTCTCTTTGAGATTATAGGACTATGAAATGTGGATACTTGCGTACCTACCCGTTATGTGAAGTGTTACTCTGGAACAGCGTAAGAGGCTTTCCTCTCTTGCTTCAGTTTCTCACTTCGTTTACGTTCCCATGAATCATATGCACCGGGAAAAGCACCTGTGATGCCCTCCAAGTTACACCTGACACTAGAAACTATTCTTGTTGCCTCTTTACCACAGGCTCGACAAGCGAGTTCCCTGACGGTATCATCAACCAATGCTTCTGAGATGTGATTATCTTTACAAACAAATTCAAACATTCGGCGCATTTATCTCTCCTCCTGTTGTAATTGCTCGTAAACTTCTTCACAAGTCTTCTTGCGGTTTAAAATCAAATCTAGAATGTCCAACTGTCCTAGTCGGTAGTTTAATGATTGTTCGTCTTTCACAGTGCGAACATTGTCTAGATCATCTTCTAACTTTTTAAGGTCTTCAATCAAATATGTCCACCCTTCGGTAGCCATCATGCTGAAAGTTTCCTCGTAATATCGCTGAAGTTCCTTATCCATAAGGGGAAACTCCTTTCTAATGTTTATTTACTGTTCTTAGCTTGCATTTGCATCATGCTGATGCGCTCGTTAGAGTCAATGTCCTTCTCTTTGAGCATTAAGTCAGCCAGTTTCATACGTTTGGCAAAGTCAGCGTCCTGATCGAGGTTAGTAGCAGAGGCTTGTACCACCTTTACACGTAACTCTTCAGGCATAAGTTGAGTTTCAACCATTGTCTGCTGTGCTTCTGCGTTAGTCTTCTGAATCTGAGCCTGTAACAGAGCCAAATCAGCCTGCATCTTAGCCATGACAGCCTGCTGTTGCATCTGTTGCTGCTGTTGTTGCTCAGGATTAGGTTGACTCATCTGATCCAGCGAGGCAATAAGCTCCATACGGTTGCTTAGTGAGCTGTTACCCAAGATTCCCTTGAGAATCAGAGGTAGAACTGGAGTATCTGGGCCTAATGTCTGCAACAAGGCAATGAACTGCTGCTGTTCAAACTCACGAGCCAAGATACCCAAGGTAGCTGTAGGCATGAATTTCACATCAACAGAGGGGTAACGCTCAGGATCGAACTGCATGTATCGGTAAGCAGCCTTATTGATGAACGGAATCAAGAAATCTTCTTGGAAGTTCGACAATGTACGCTTATACTTCTTGATAATGCCAGCCATAGCCATCGACATACCGCCTGCACCAGCGTCACGAGGAGCTGCTGAGGGCATACCTGCACTATCAACCGTACCTGTAGCTTGTAGCAACAGACGCTCATAGTTCTGGGAAGCCAGTACAGAGGAGTTATCGGGAGCGCCGAAGCGCAAAGGCATCATGATCTGGTTAGGATCACCGTTGGTCAAAAAGGCTTTACCGGGCTTAACCTCAAACTTAGCACCACGAGGTAACCGGGTAGCGTCCATAGCCATCATAGGAACCGCTGTAAGGGCACGAGCATCACTGTCCATACGCAGGCTACCGTCGATAGCTTTCTGCATGTTGTAGGCCTTCTCAGCCGTACCACGACCCCACACGCGACCGGGAACTGTGTCATCCTGATACAACATGATAGGACGATCCTTCATCATGTATGGATTCTCTTCAGCCTTCAGTAGCTTCTCGCCGTTAGCGATAACAATGATTGCCTCTACCAGTTCAGCGTAGTCATCAGCCAGTGAGTCATCAGGAAACAGGTCTTGTACTTCACCTTCTTCGTTCTCTAACTGTAAAAGGTATTCT